GAAGGCGATAAAATATTGCACCGTTTTCCATAATAGCATGCCATAGTATGCTCCGACCTGTAAGAGCGCTAATACCAAAGATAATACAGTCTTCAACTTCTCCCCTATGTTTTTTAAGATCATAAAGATACTCCCTTTTTATTTGTGCATAAATAGGTGGTATGTTTGCATTTAAGTAAGCCATGTTTTAATATTATCATCAAAGTCCTTGTAGTCTATAGTTATTTCGTCACCTATTTTTATATCTTTTAAAGCAAAACCCTCATCATCAACTGAAGGATCATCGCTATGATTTAAATATTTTTCATTGTCTAAACCTAAAACTAAAACACCTGTGCCTAATTTTCTTTCATAAGCATGTGTGTCTATCAATTTTGCTAAAGCTAAAGGCATGGCTTGAAGATTATTTTTATTAAACTCCATTTCAAATTCAGGTCTTTCCTCTTTTATTTTTCTACCTTTTTTTATATTTTCTTTTGAAAAAACACCCACACCATGTATTTTACTTTTATCTAAATAAGTATCTATTAAGAACATTACTTTATCGTGCCCCAATTTGGTCCTGATTCATAGTCCACTTTGTTAGGCACCTCAAGTTTTATTGCATCTTCCATGATAGATTTTATTTTTTCAGCTTGTTTTTCATCTTTAATAGAAAAACAAAGTTCATCATGAATTTGTATGTGTGGTATGATACCTTGTTCGTACAAATCTACCATTGCTTTTTTTGTCATATCGGCAGCTGACCCTTGTATCAATCTATTCAAAGCCTTATAAGTAAATGCAGGTCTATAGTGCCTTTCAAAGTATTGACCATGTGGATCGCTTTCATGTCTGTTCTTTGCTTTCTCTGCATGGTATCTGTTTTCTGCTTCGTCTCTTTTTAGTATTGGCACTGGTATTTTAACGATTTGTTTTTTGCCATCTACTTCTTGATAATCACTTATCTCAAAGATTCCTTTCTCAGGATTCCATTCTTTATTGATAGGCTCCCACTTATCAAATCTACAGAACCTATCTTCTAATGTGTAAATATTTTTATTCTTTTCTGCAAAGTCTTGTAGCCCTTGCGATAGTTTTCTAACAAAAGGAACTTGACTATGGTATTTTTCAAAAAGTTCTTTTGCTTCGTCATCTTCTAGTTCTAAAGATCTAGCTAATTTATTCTTACCCATACCATAGAAAAGACCTAGGTTGATTGTTTTTGCCTGTTTCCTGGTAATTTTAGCCATTCTGGCGACGATTTCGTGAAAATCGGTGTCTGGGTCCTCTCGATACTCTTCTGCCATCTCTTCGGCGCCGTGAAAGCCATTTTTCAAAGCATAGTGCACGACTAGTCTAGGCTCTTGTTGTGAGTAGTCAAATGACCCCCATTTATGACCTTCTTCTGGTAAAAACAGTTCTCGTATCTTACTACCTAATTCACTTCTAGCAGGTATCTGTTGTAGGTTTGGATTACGCATAGAAAATCTACCCGTAACTGTCCCACCTTGATCTGATCTTATTTGATTTATATCTGCGTGTATTCTACCTTTGTGTATAAATTTTAAAATACCGGTTACAAAAGTGTTGAATAGTTTATCTAATTGTCTAGCTTTTGCAATCATTTTTAAATACTTATTTGTATGTAATTCTAAATATAGTTTTGTTATACTAGCTCGCCCTGTTTTAGGCGTTGTTTTATAATCTGTAATCTTTTGATGATCTAACAACGGTTGAATAGAATCTGCAGCCCAAATATCAATATCAAGACCTGTTTCTTTTTTAATAGTTTTTAATATTTCTGCTTGTTCTTTCTTAAGAGTATCACCAAACGTTTTTGCTTTTTCTTCATCAACTCTTACACCTAAAAATCTCATCTCAACTAAACAAGGAAACAATCTTGTTTCTATATCAAATATATTTTCTAAAGTTTTTTTCTTTTTAGATTCTGTGTTTACAGGCGACTTAATTATTTTTTCAAATTTATTCCAAAGTTTTAATGTAAGTGAAACGTCTTGCTCTGCATAGTCAACAACCAAATCATATGGCAACAGGTGCATATTAGTCATTGGATCTGATATACCATGTAATTCTTTTGCTTTATCTGTAAGATCATGTTTATATTTTTCATCGTTTAAGTAATCTTTAGCTAGTGAATCTAAACTATACTTAGGTCTATTCTCATCAATAACTGACGCTGCAATCATTGTATCATATACTGGTCCTTTTAACATCATACCTGTAACTGCACGTATCCAACAGACGTCGTACATAGCGTTGTGAAATACTTTTGTTACTTTTTCATTTTGAAAAAGTATTTTATTTAATTTTCTCCAAGTTACATTTACGCCAAGATTTTGTCCTGAATGTAAGTGAGCAATTGGAAAGTAATATTTCTCATCTCTATATGCGACTGCAATGCCACACACTTTACCTTTACCTATGATGGCCCCTGATCCGTGGGTCTTGAGGTCTGGATCGTGTGTCTCTAAGTCGACAGCAACAATGTCACCGTCTTTAATATCCAAGTCCTCTAAATCTGGTATCACTTATAGTCCCTCTCTATAATCATTTCTATAAAATGTATCGCTTTCAATAAATCTTCCTTACCGTTTTTATCTTGATGTCTAATAATGTATTTAATAGCACATCCTTCTGGATATAGCAATTTATTCTCAACAACAAACTTACTTGGTTGAATGATATACTTTTGATAGTGACTTCCGCCATGCTGTTTATCCCAAACTTTGCTCATGAGTATCCTCCTTTCCTGCAAATGTAAAATTAGTTGCACTTTTTAATAACCATAAAGTTTTTTTTGCACGTGAGCATGCAACAAACTTCATTCTTTTTTTTGAAAATAAATCTTCTTGTTTTGTTAATTTAAAATCAAATACCACGTTGTCAAATTCTTTACCTTTAATTGTGTGTATGTTTTCAAGAAACACTCTCTTGTCCTCTAAATCTCTATCGTTAGCAACTATCTGGCGTATATAATTTTTCATTTGTATCGTATTTACTTTGCTAATTAATTGAAAATCATTTATGTTTTTTACACCTGAAACAACAAACCCTTTGTCGACTAACCAGTTTATGTCGTAGCTTCCATTGTCTTCATTTTCTAATTGTTCAATTTTTTTTCGTGTGTACTGTGGATCCATAGCTTTAAACATAGCTTTAATTTTTGTTAGTGATCTTTTTTCTCCGTTAGCAAAACCTATAAATTCTCTTTGATTTTTAACGTCGTTGGTTGGGTATTTAAATTTAAACTTACTTTTTTCTTTGTTAGGTATTTTAACAGGGATTCCTATCTGCATAATATAATTTATCATCTCTCTTGGTTCGCCACCTCTGTAAGTAAATATGAAGTTTTCATCTGTGTTTAATATTCTATTTTTTAATTCAGACGCAAAAGGGTCTTGCGTCAAACTCGATAAATAAAATAATTCACCCTCTATAGTTTGACCATTCTCTTCTCTCGGTTTCCATACTCTAGTATAATTATATTGTTGCCAAATATCTTGTATTATCTTTTTACAATAATCGTTTACTACCCTAGGACATCTATATCCTTGTTCTAATTCTATCTCTGGATTAGCAAACTCTTTGTGAAAAGAGTCTGGATCTGCACCAGCAAACTCAAAGATGGCCTGGTCTGGATCCCCTGCTTTGTAGAAATAATCTACGTTCTTTGACATAACTTCTTCTGCTTTTCTTTGTATCACACTAGAGTCTTGCGCTTCGTCTACAATTAGTACTTTTATATCTTTACAAAGTTTTTCAGATTCTTCTTTGTTATTATAAAAATCTTCTACCATATCTTGAAAGTCTAAAATCTTTGTGGTTCTACCATTTATCTTTTCATTAGTTTTAAATTTTGTATAGTCTTTCTCCATTTCAATTAACTCTTCGATAGTGTATTCATAATCTTTCTTTTCATCAAAACTTAAACTTCTGTAATACGCTAATACTTCTTTACCATTATCTCTTGCAAAACTCATAAATTTAAAAAAAGGATGTATTGCAAACAAACCTTGTACGCCGTTAAATTTTTTATTTGATGTGTATTTATCAAACATTGGATAAATAGTTTTTAGTATCTCGTAGTCTTCGATTAAAAAAGCTTTTCCTGTTATACGGTTTTTGCAAAACTTGTGAACTGTTGTGACGTTTTCTTCTAGAGTTGCTTTTGATTGTTTTACTAAATGAAATATTTCTTTTCCTGTTTGTTTTTGAAAAGTTTCTATGCTTTTGTTTTCAGATATTTTACCTCTGATATGGTCAGCTGCAGTATTTGTGTGAGATATAACTATTATGTCTGTTGGTGAGTATTTCTCTAAATGTGTGTAGTATATCTCAACTAATTTTGTTGTCTTACCAGTTCCTGGTGGTCCTGCTATTCTAATTTTTTTCATGTGTTACTTTCTTTGTTGCATCTCCTAATACTGTGTATTGTTCTGGGTCAGATTCAAAATGCCATGTCGGACAAGAAATATTTTTTTTTGAAACTTTGTTACGTATTTTGCCTCTTAAATTTTTAGCCTGCATTATATGTTTTAAATTAAAACATACTTGTTTTTGCGATGTGTTGTCTTTCTGAGATTTCAAATACTCCATCAATCTTTCCAATCTAAAATGAAGACGCCCATCTTTTTCTACATAACAGCCCCCTTCTAACAAAGCGTCTTGATTAAAAGATACGGTAGCCTTTCGTATAAAAGCATACACCATATTTTTAAATTCATGGTCATCACTTGCTTCTTCATCTGCTTCTTCGTATTGTCTTTTGTCTAACCTAGCATATTGAAAGGCTTGAAAGTCCAAAGGTTTCATTTTTAATATTGCAGGACGTGGAAAACTTCCTGAGTCTGCAAGTATGTTTACCCATTTTGTTTTATCAATAAGTTCAGATCCTTTCATTTGTACTCTAATTCTAGTAAATCCCTCACCACTTCTACTTTTAACATCAACTGACTCATAATAAATAGGAGGTTTGCTTGTATATTCTGTTATATTACCTACTGCCTCTTCTGCTGTAATTAATTCTTCAGCTTGTTCTGGATCTATTCCACATAAATTTCTAAGACATCCAGATACATCACAATATTTTTTTATTGAAGGTCGTTTACAAAGATAATTATATTCTCTGTCTTTTGATTTTAATATCGTGTTATCTATTTCTTTCTCCTCTAATGGCTTTGCCATGTACTCTCTATTAAAATGTTTTAACAGTGTGTCTGCATCCATTTTACTGTAAGCTTCTATTTTTTCTACACCTTTTTCTACTGCTCGCATTGACCAAGTATACATGTGTAATAAATAATCGTTTCTATTTTCACTTGGAATTTTACCACCATTCATTTCTAAACAATTCCTAGTGCACGGTAAAAAGAAATCCTGTAATGTTTTTTCTTTTGTTGGTTTGTTTTTCTTTTTAGGTGTTTCTATTTCTTCTTTTAAATAATCTGTAAGGTCAGTTTGTGCATATTTATCATACAACTCAAAAAATTGGTCGATTGTTGCATCTTCAAACTCATCTGTATATGCAAACGTGCTTCCTTCTTCATGATTAAAATATGGCATGTTTAACCAAGACCCGTCTTTTTTATCTGCTAAAGATGTTTGCATTGGATAAACTCTATCTAAAATATCTGCTAAACCTAATTGACCTGCAAACTTTTTCATGACTGTTTGCACTTCTTCAGCACTAGTAAATTCTTTCATAAACATATAAACGTGTGCTCTACCACTTTTTGATCTAAACATTATTAATGGTAGTTTAAATTCTCTTATTTTATTTAGTAAATTTTTATAATCGTAATTGTTTACATCAATATCTATTGCACCCCATTTACAGGTGCCATCATCTTTTAATGGAAAAATACCGAGTCTATTACCTACACCATTGAGATGATTATCCCAAATCTGTTTTGTAATTGGTTTATGTTCTACCCAAGGTCGGCCTTCTACTTTTATAGAAAGTTTTTTATCATTCTTTTTAAATTGACCATAAGCACGTTCTAAACCTTCAAATATATTTATAAATTTCTCTAACATAAATGCAAAGTGGGCGTCTCCACGCTAGCTTTGACGCCCACTACCTAGGATCTTATAAATCTAATGAAGCTTTTTTAACTTCTTGATTCTCTGGTTTAGCCTCTACCTCACCTTTACCTACACTGACAGCAAAGTTTTTAGCCATGTCATACAAATCTTTTTGTTCAACAGGACCAACCTTTGATACATCCCAACCAAACCATGTTCCTTTGTCGTTAGACATCTGAACAGTCTTTAGGTTATAAATGTGGCTGTAAGTAGGCGGTGTGAATAAACCATTCTTACCTTGCATTTTTAAACCCATCATCATTGAGTTCCATTTTCTACTTACTTTTAGTTGAGTAGACTTCATAGATATCAATGCTGTGCCTGGGTTTTTTCCACATAACAATACAAAATGATTTGCAGTGTTATCAAGATAATTACCGTTTGGTAATCTATCTTTGTAGTCTTTTCCTCTTGTGGTTTGACTAACGATATCACTGTCAGCATCGTGAATAGCCACAGGTGCACCAGTGCTGGTACCTCTGTCTGCCCATTCAATGTACTGCCTTTTGTAATGACAAGGTATTACATCGATAGAATCA